CGACGGTGGCGAGGTCCGTATTCTTAATGATGACGAGGTTTTGGCTAAAATCTCTAATCCTGAAGATATTTTGCATTTCTAGGAGAAAAAAATGGCAGAAAACGATCAAATTGAGTTAGAACTAGAGAGTTCTGAAGAAACGGAGGTTTCGGTAGAGCCAAACGTTGAAGAGGACCAGTTCGAACAGGCGGAAAGCGCCACGCAATCGCGCATAAATCGTCTTACAAAGAAGATGCGAGAGGCGGAGCGTCGTGAAAACGAGGCTTTGAACTACGCAAAGCAGGTCCAAGCCGAGGCAAATTCGTTAAAACAGCGTATGTCCAGCTTGGATAACAGTTACGTCAACGAATACACCACGCGTGTAGAGACACAGCTTGCTCAGACGGAAAAAGAGATGGCCCGTGCTATGGAGTTGGGCGATACTCAGGCCGCGGTAGAGGCTCAACGTAAGTTAACGTCGCTATCTATAGAGAACGACAGGGCTTCTCAGGCTAAAATGCAACAAGAGCGTCAAAAAGAGGCTGCGTCACAACAACCGCAGCAACAGGCTCAACCGCAGCAGCAACAGCAGATGCGCCGTCCTGACCGAAAGGCCGAGGATTGGGCAGAAAAGAACGAGTGGTTTGGTCAAGATGAGGCCATGACTTTTGCGGCTTTTGGAATCCACAAGAAGTTGGTGGAGGAAGAAGGGTTTGACCCGCAGAGCGATGACTACTATAATGAGTTAGATCAGCGCATTTCTGAAAAGTTCAGAACGCCTGCAAATAACACCAGTAGACGGCCCGCACAGACGGTTGCTGGAGTTTCAAGAAGTACCTCTGGGCGCAGCACTGGAAAGAAGGTTAGACTCACTCCTAGCCAAGTCGCAATAGCGAAGAAATTGGGTGTGCCACTAAGCGAATACGCGAAATACGTGAAGGATTAAGGCTATGACAGACAGAACTCCTCGCGCTAACAAAACTAGGGAAAAGACGGCTGCGCGTAAGCCGTGGGCTCCCCCGTCTATGCTAGACGCACCGCCTGCACCGGAAGGTTACAAGCACCGTTGGATTCGTTCAGAAACTCGGGGCTTTGATGACACGAAGAACATTAGCGCCAAGATGCGCGAAGGTTGGGAACTTGTTCGTCAAGACGAATACCCTGACTTTGAGTCTCCGGTAGTTGAAACAGGTAAATATGCGGGTGTGTTTGGGGTTGGCGGATTGATGCTGGCTCGTATCCCAGAGGAAACAGTAGCGGAAAGAACGGCTTATTTCTCCAATAGAAATAGGGACCAGATGGACGCGGTTGACTCTGACATGTTACGAGAGAATGCACATTCTACCATGACGATCACTAAACCTGATCGTCAATCTCGTGTAACCTTTGGTGGACCTAGAAAGAATTAGCTCCACCTTTAATGGAGAAAGATAATGGCGAATACAGAGACGTCTTATGGTCTTCGTCCGATAAGCAGACAGGGTTCTTCTGTTTCTTCTACGGGCATGACCGAGTATCGTATCGCATCTGACAACTCTAACCCTATCTTCCACGGCATGGCGGTTATTCCGTTAGCTGGTGGTGTTATTGACGATCTGCAAGCTGCGGCTGGTGGTAACGTTTCAATAGCAGGGGTTTTTGGTGGATGTGAGTACGTTTCAAGCACTACCGGAAAACCAGTGTTTTCTAACTTCTGGCCCGGATCAGGCGCTGACAGCGACTTTCCCGTAAGGGCTTTCTTGTATGACGATCCTAATCAGTTGTTTCGGATTGCAACATCTAATGTTGTATCCGCGGCAAATACTGAAGCAGAGATTCGTGCGGCGGTTTTTGCAAACATTGCGTTTGCAACAGGTAACAGCGGTTCGACTTCTACTGGATTGTCTTCAGCCACGGCTGACTTGAACACAATCGCAACCACCAACACTTTGGCTCTCAGAATTATGGGTATCTTAGACGATCCTGCTAATAATGACTTCACAAGTGCGGGTATCCCTCTCATTGTTCGTATAAACAACCACTTCAATGCGCCTACGGGCTCTATTGCGGCGGGCACTGTTTCTACGACAGGCGTATAAGGAGCTTAAATTATGGCTATTTCTCGCGCACAACTAGCGAAAGAGCTAGAACCGGGACTGAACGCATTGTTTGGGCTTGAGTACGGACGTTACGAAAACGAACATAGCGAAATCTTTGAAGAAGAAAGCTCGGATCGGGCGTTCGAAGAAGAAGTTATGCTCGGAGGTTTTGCAACGGCACCTGTAAAAAGTGAAGGCGGCGCGGTTTCTTTTGACGATGCTCAAGAGACATACACTGCACGTTATTCCCACGAAACCATTGCGCTTGCGTTCTCTATCACAGAGGAAGCAATCGAAGACAATCTTTATGATCGTCTGGCTTCGCGGTACACTAAAGCGTTGGCTCGTTCGATGGCTACGACAAAGCAAATCAAGGCTGCGTCTATCCTGAACAACGCGTTTTCGACGGGTGCTAATGCAATAGGTGACGGCGCAGCATTGTGTTCTTCGGCTCACCCTTCACTGTCCGGCAACCAGCGAAACTTGCTGTCTACAGCGGCTGATCTTAACGAGACTTCGTTGGAGCAGATGTTGATTGACATTGCAGGGTTCACTGACGAGCGTGGTTTAAAAATCGCGGTTCGTGGTACGAAGCTCATTATTCCAAAAGAGCTTCAGTTTATTGCAGAGCGGGTTATGAACTCCAATCTGCGTAGCGGCACTGCGGACAACGACAACAACGCGATGAAGAACATGGGCATGTTGCCAGAAGGAGCGGTTGTAAACCACTTCCTTACTGACACAGACGCGTTCTTTATTAAGACGGATGCCTCTAACGGCTTCAAGTACTTTAACCGTGCTGCGATCAAGACTGCTATGGAAGGCGATTTTGATACGGGCAACATGCGGTTTAAAGCGCGTGAGCGTTACTCGTTTGGCGTATCAGATTGGCGTTGCGTCTTCGGAACACCCGGAGCGTAAATCACGCACAGTCTTGTGTTTTAAGGGGCAGCTTCGGTTGCCCCTTTCTTTTTTTCTGATATATGGTATTGTTGTTTTATCCCTGACAGCCACAAGATGTGGTTGACTAACCCAAGACAGGAGATTGACATGGGTACTACAACATTTAACGGACCAGTTCGGTCTGAAAACGGCTTTGAAACTGTATCTAAAAATGCGACTACTGGTGCTATCACCATTACCAGTGGTTCGAAAATGGGAACTGAAGCTGCTGGCGGTGCTGGCATTGAAGGAACTGCTGCTGTTTACGTTACGCAAGTAGAGCGTTTTAAAAGCGATACCGCAACAAACGTAAACATCGTAAAAACAACTATTATGATTGATCTTACGGGTTTGCGTTCAACTGCTGCTGGTGACATCATTGGTAAAGATGGTTCTGGCGTTGCTTACATTGGTCGCGTTACAACGGCGAATCAAGGTACAGTATTCGGCGTAACCATGCTGTGCCTTGAAACCCCAGCAGGCGGTGATCCAGATATTAATTTGCATTCTGCTACTGAAGCTACAGGTGTTGAAGATACACCTATTTCTGATTTAACTGAGACTTTGATTATTAACTCAGGTGATTTGGCAGCAGGTAGTTTGGTCGCTGGTGGCGATATTGCAGCAGATCAATATCTTTACCTAACTGCGGGTGCAACAACAGATGCAGATTATACAGCGGGTAGATTACTTATTACAATCACTGGCTATGACGTTGCTTCTTAACCTAACATAAGGAGTAATTAATATGGCAGATGCTGTAACGTCACAGACACTTATAGACGGCGGCAAACAAGTCGTCATGAAATTCACAAACGTTTCGGATGGAACGGGTGAAAGTGCTGTAACCAAGGTAGATGTTTCTGCGTTAGAAGCCAGTGTGGATGGTGACACTTGTACTGGTGTTGTTATTGAGCGCATTTGGTGGCAGTGCATTGGTATGAAAGTCAAGATTTTGTTTGACGCAACTACTGACGCGTTTTGCATTGAGCTTGGTGAGAACCAAAGTGGGGATCACGATTACACTTCTTTTGGCGGCTTAACTAACAACGCGGGCAGCGGAAAGACGGGTGATCTTAACTTCACTACAGTTGGGCACTCTAGCGCGGACACCTACACGATAATTTTGTACATGCGTAAGAAGTATGACTAAGGGCAAGATGCCTGCGCGAAACAAGAAGAATTTCCGCTCCACTAAATCTGGGGCGGGAATGACTGAAGAAGGTGTGAAAGCTTACAGAGCTAAGAACCCCGGGTCAAAGCTACAAACGGCGGTTACAGGCAAGGTTAAGGCCGGAAGCAAAGACGCCAAGCGGCGCAAGTCGTTCTGCGCAAGGTCCGCGGGTCAGATGAAGAAGTTTCCAAAAGCTGCTAAAGACCCAAACAGTCGTTTGCGCCAAGCTAGAAAAAGGTGGAAGTGCTAATGTCTTATTCTCGAAAATCTAAGGGCGCTTCTAAGAAATCTAAGGGTAGCAAGATTTGTCCTGCGGGAAAAGCTTGGGCTCAAAGGACCTTTGATACATACCCCTCGGCATATGCTAATATGGCGGCATCTAAATATTGCAAAGACCCGAATTATGCCAAGGGGGCCAAGGGTAAGAAGAAGGCGTCAGCGTAATGGGTGCTTTAAAGGATTGGGTAAAACAAGATTGGGTTAGGATTGGGACCGATGGAAAGATTAAAGGTAAGTGCGGCACTTCGAAAGATAAGAAGAACCCTGACCGATGCTTGCCTCGGTCTAAAGCGGCTTCTCTTTCCCAATCTCAAAGAGCTTCAACGGCTAAGAAGAAAAAACGAGAAGGTTCTAAAGGTAAAACAAACGTCAAAAACACCAAAGCCGCTGAAGTTAAATTTGCGCGGTTCGGAGGTGAAATCGAAACTACCGAAGCCAAAAGGACACCGCCGCCGCCCAACAAAGACGGGGTAGTTCCTCGGGGGTGCGGAATCGTTTTAAGCAACAGACGTAAACGAGCAAAAGGATCAGTATCATGAAAAAAATGAAGAAAAAAGGTTACGCCAAGGGTGGTGCAGCAAAGAAGATGAAAGCGGGTGGTGCCGTTAAAAAGATGAAGGCTGGCGGCGCAGTAAAACGCCGCATGGGTGGCGCTATGATGAAGAAAAAGGGCTATGCTAAAGGCGGTGCGGTTAAAAGAAAATAACCTGAATGCCCTTTTTGCAGAGCAATATCCCACACTTCAAGTGCTGGGTTCGTCGCGAGTATACTGTAAACCATGAACGTTATCATGGTGAATTTTTACACGCTATGGCAATAGCCGTAACTACCATGCCTAACCGTTGTTTAAGCTTTCAGCTTATTTTTACGGGATGCGAGGTGGACGAAGAGGGGGGAGAGAACGTGCATGGCGGAGCTATGTGGGCCCGAATGCCCATAACGGCTTTAGTTGCAGACGAACCGTTAGAGGATTGGCCTAAACCAATGGCAGTACATGAAGCACAACCTTGGGACTGTCCCTCACATACTCACGCGGCGTATGTGTTGGAAAGGGCTTCCCCGTGTCCGTGGTTAGCAAAGATTGACGGCACTTTCTTTCCAGCAAAGTACATGTTTACTGTAGATTATACTGATACTGATGTTGCAGATGATCCTGCACAGCACAAGCAGGCTCATATGTTGCAGCTTTTAAACGCGGGCGAATGGACGGGCAATATTGTAGCTTTGCCCAACAATCGCGTTAGAGTAACGCATCCTGCGTGGTTTGAGACAGGGGAGGGCGCTCCAGACTTCAAGCCCTCTCAGCATGTACATTATTCTAAATCTGATTTAGACTACACCTTAGACGTTAATCGAATATTCGATAATCTATACAACGAGGAATGACATGACAGTTTCTAGCAGCGTAGATTTTGAGTTAGATGTAGCCGAGTACATTGAAGAAGCTTTTGAACGCTGTGGTTTGGAAGTTCGAACGGGTTACGACCTTAAAACAGCCAAGCGGTCTTTAAATTTAATGTTAGCCGAATGGGCTAACCGCGGTTTAAACCAGTGGACTATTTCTCAAAGAACCGCGACCCTGACGCAGGGGACGGGAGAGTACGCTTTATTGCCGGATGTTATTGATATTCTATCTGCGGTAATTCGCAGGGATGATGTTGATTACTCTTTGCTTAGACTGAGCCGAGAAGAGTATCAAACCATACCAGAAAAATCTTCTCAGGGGCGACCTAATCAATTTTTCTTAGACAGGCAGGTTACTCCTAGCTTAAAACTGTGGCCCACGCCGGAAAACGCTACGGATGTTGTGTATTACAACGCTCTTACTCGTATGGATGATGCCGACACTTACATCAACACCGTGGACATGCCGTTTCGGTTTTACCCGTGTTTAGCTGCGGGATTAGCGTATTACATTTCTATAAAGCGGGCCCCGCAACGCGTTCAGTTGTTAAAGGCGGTGTATGAAGAAGAATTTGAGCGGGCTATGACAGAAGACAGGGACAGAGCTTCGTTTAACGTAGTTCCTCAATACCAGTATTTTAGGACAGGCTGATGGGTAGGTTTGCCAGCGGTAAAAATGCTCTTGCGATATCAGACCGTTCCGGTTTTCGATACAGGTATAAAGATATGCGACGGGAGTGGAATGGCCTGCTGGTTGGTAAGGACGAGTTTGAGCCAAAACAACCGCAACTAGGTCCGTTTAGAACAGTTTCTGATCCACAAGCCTTAAAAGACGCTAGGCCGGAGCAAAACCTTGCAGAGATAGATGCTATTGAGTATGGCTTTAACCCTGTAGGTTATCGCGGTGATGCTTTGGGTTTAACGGGCAATAGACTAAAGGCTGAAGGGTCTGTAGGAGAGGTCACGGTGACAACATGAGCTACACATATACAACTCTAAAGCAGACTATAAAAGATTATACAGAAAACGACGAAACTACGTTTGTTAATAATCTTCCCGTATTTATTCGTAATACAGAAGAGCGTATTTTAAAAAACGTTCAGTTAAGCTTGTTTCAACGTAACGCCAGTGGTGTTATGAGTAACGCAAACAAGTTTCTTGCTTGTCCGTCTGATTTTTTAGCTCCGCTTTCCTTGGCTTATACTGACTCTAGCAGCAATCAAGTTTTCTTGGATTTTAAGGACGCGGACTTTTTGCAATCGTTTAATCCCAAT